TTTAGATGCTGATGATGATTGGAGAGATGAAAAGAACTGGGTTAAATGTGCACCAAACTTGGATATTACAGTAACTTCCAAATACATTAGAGGACAGGTACAACAGGCAATAAATAACCCTGCTGATGAAGTCGGAGTTAAAACTAAGACTTTGAATTTATGGTGTGACAGTTCTAATGTGTGGCTACCAGAGGACTATATTATTAAGTGCAGTCAGGAAGTAGACCTTAATAAGTTCGCTGGTATGGATTGCTATGTAGGTGTGGATTTGGCTGCTACTTCGGATTTGACTGCTGTAGCCTACTTAGTAGTACTGGATGGTACTTACCACTTCAAAACACATTACTATCTTCCAGAATCGGCATTAAAGGATAAGGCAGATAAGGAACTTTACAAATACTGGAAGCAGCAGGGGTATCTTACTGTTACCAGTGGTAATGTTACTGATTATGACTATATAACTACTGATATGCTTAGATATGCTGATGTAGTTAATATCCAGTCTGTAGGATATGACAAGTATAATGCTACACAATGGGCTATAGATTCTACAGAGCAGGGATTACCATTAGAAGAATATCCACAAACACTAGGTAACTTTAATATGCCTACTAGAGAACTGGAAAGGCTGATACTATCTGGTAAGGCAGTTATTGATAACAATGAAATAAATAGGTACTGCTTTAGAAATGTTACTTTGAAGTCTGATTATAATGGTAATGTTAAACCGAATAAGGCAGTAGATAAGAAGAAGATAGATGGAACTATAGCAATGATACAGGCTTTAGGTATGTATCTGAGAACACCACATTACACAAATGAAATACTGACTATTTAATGGGAATTTTTACTAATTGGTTTAAAAAGAAAGAACCAGAACAGGAAACCAGAGGGTTATTCTGTGATTCCTTAATGTATAATATGAATGGCGGTTATACCACTAATAAGGCTATGCTGTTATCTACAGTCTACAGATGTGTAGATGTTATTAGTGATGCAGTGGCACAGCTTCCATTAGAGCCATATTACATTAATGATTCTGGTTATAAAGAAAAGTTTATTAAGCATCCTACTTACTACTTACTGAACAAAGAGCCGAACAATAAGATGAGTAGGTTTACTTTTATAAAGACTTTGATAGTAAGTACACTGCTTAAAGGCAATGGATATGCTTACATAGAAAGAGATGCTAAAGGAGATGTAGTGGCACTTCATTATTTACAGCCAGATTATGTTACTATTACTGAACAGAAGGACGGAATTAAATATAGTGTTGTAGGCATTAAAGGACTGGTAGAGCCTTGCAATATGATTCATATACTGAACTTTAGTTATGATGGTATTACTGGAATCAGTACTTTACAACACGCCAGACAGACTTTAGGACTGGCTACAGATTCTGAATCACACGCACAAGGATTCTTTAAAGGTGGTGCTAATCTGGCTGGTATTCTTAAAGTACAATCTACTTTAACTGGTAAGCAGAAGGTAGATTTAAAAACTAGCTGGCAGACTGCTTTTAGTCCTACTACTGGTACACCTAATGGAGTAGCTGTATTAGAAGGTAATATGGACTTCCAGCCTATTACAGTGAATCCTGCTGATGCACAACTATTAGAAACCAGACAGTTTAATGTAATTGATATTTGTAGGTTCTTCGGGGTATCACCTGTAAAAGCATTTGACTTATCCAAGAGCAGTTATAGTACTGTTGAGGCTACCCAGCTGGCTTTTCTTACTGATACATTATCACCATTACTAGAGAAGATAGAATTAGAGTTTGAAAGGAAGCTGTATAAGCCTTCTGAAAGGAGTAGAATAGATGTAAGATTTGATACTTCTGTATTACTAAGAGCAGACAAACAATCTTTAGCAAACTACTACAATACACTGTTTAATATCGGTGTGGTTAGTGCCAATGAGATTAGAAAGCAGTTGGATTTACCTGCTATAGATGGTGGGGATTCTCACTTTATACAGGTTAATCTAATGGAGATTAAAAATGCTGCTAATAACATTCCATCTAATAACAATATAATCAATGATACAGACAATTTACAAGGGAACTGACTTAGTATTCAATATTAAGTTGGAAGATAAGGACGGTATTCCATTTAGGGTAAGAAACACTTCTGAATTTATACTTAGACTTTACACCACAAACCCAGCAGAGTTTATAGAATGTAGTTTTAAAGGTGGTGATTTGACTGGTATAGTGGAAGAAGATAGAATAGATAAGGCGGTTATTAATTCATCTGACCTAGATAAGCTACAATCTGGACTAATCTATTACAGCTACAGCTTTAAAAGTCCTAATGCTATGTTTAATGATGCTTATTATGATGAGGTAGTAAAGGGGCAGACTAATTATTATTTGAAGTAATGGAACTACAGAGAGCAACTAAAGAAGGAGTATTAGAACTGGATAGAATCAGTGCCAAGATTGGTAGTACAGTTAATGCTGTATGGGGTACTATAGAAGGTGATATTACTAAGCAGACCGATTTACAGGATGAACTAAAGAAGGTAAAGGATAGTATTCCTACTAAAGTTCCTGCTGATGGTGGTAATGCTGATACTGTAAACGGACATACAGTAGAATGTGATGTACCTGCTAATGCTAAGTTTACTGATACTGTTTATGATGATTCTACTATTAAGGCTGGCATAGCTAATAAGGTGGACAAGGTATCTGGCAAAGGTTTATCTACTAATGACTACACAACATTGGAGAAGCAGAAACTGGCTGGACTTAGTAACTATGACGATTCTGCATTAAGAAAGTATATTGAATCCTTAGAGGAACAGAACAAGCTATTAAAGGAACAGGTAGCAGCATTACAGAATCAGATAGATAATACTGGTTGGATTCTATTGGAATAATAACAATACTATGAGAGAACTAAGAAACTGTAATGAAATTGTAAAGATGGATTCTAGGACTGTAGAAGGGTATGCTTTAGTATTCGGTAAGCAGTCTAGGGATTTAGGTGGCTTTACTGAAGTAATAGAACCTACAGCCTTAGAAGGTATTTTAGAAAAGTCTGATATACTATGCTTACTGAATCACAATGAGGATAGAGGTATATTAGCCAGGTCTAAATATGGTACTGGAAGCCTAGAATTAACTATAGATGATACTGGACTTAAATACAGGTTTGAAGCACCTAACACTGCTTTAGGTGATGAACTGTTAGAAGGTCTTAGAAGGGGTGATATTAGTACTTCTTCATTTGCCTTTACTATCGGTAAAGATACTTGGACTAAGAAGGAAGATGGTAGTTATTTAAGAACTATCAATAGCTTCAAAGAATTATTCGATGTATCACCAGTATATAAGGAAGCATATCCAGATACATCTATAGCATTAAGAAAGATGCAGGATTTAGAGAGCGAGGATTTAAAAGATTACTTCGCTGGACTTAGGAGTAAGTTAAACTAATGAACACCTTAGAACTACTGGACAAAAAGGAACTGCTTCAAAAGAGAGCAGAGGAAATTATATCTGGTGCTGAGAAGGAAGTAAGAAAGCTAAATGCTGGCGAGCAGGTGGAATTTGATGCACTTACTAAAGAAGTGGCAGATATAGATATTCAGAGTAGGAAGATTGAAGAAGATAACCTTAAACAAACAACACATACAACTAATACTATGAAGGAAAAGTTTTCACTTTTAAAGGCTATCAATGATGTAGCCAATAACAGACAATTAGACGAGAGAGCACAGGAAGTAGTAACTGCTGGTATCGCTGAAATGAGAAAGGCAGGTCAATCTTATAGCGGACAGATTGTACTTCCTATCGAGGAAAGAGGTGATATTAAAGCTACTGTAGCTACAGCAGGACAGGAGAATGTAGCAGAAGATAAGTTAGGCATTCTAGAACCATTGAGAGCAAGTTTAGTATTGGCACAGGCTGGTGCTTCTTATATGACAGGACTTGTAGGTAATGTTTCTATTCCTGTTTATTCTGGTTCAAATGTAGGTTGGGCTGGTGAAGTTGATGCTGCTTCTAATGGCGGTGGTACATTCTCAGAAGTAAACCTAGAGCCTAAAAGACTTACTGCTTACATTGATGTATCTAAGCAGTTCTTAATCCAAGACTCTAATAGTGCAGAAGAAATGCTAAAGAGAGATATTGTATCAGCTATTTCTAATAAGTTGGAAGCTACTATTTTGGGTACTGCTGCTGGTTCTGCTACACAACCTGCTGGTATGCTTAACGGTGTAACTGCTGATACTGCTGCTGTTACTTATGCAGACTTTGTAAATATGGAAGCTGCATTAGGTGAGAAGAATGTAAGAGGTGATATTAAGTTTATTGTTTCACCTTCTGCCAAGGCTGTATTAAAATCTACTGCCAAGAATCAAAATTCTTTCATTATGGAAGGTAACGAGGTAAACGGTTATCCAGTTCTTTGTACTTCTGCTGTTGCAGGTAAGGGTATTGTTTATGGTAACTTCGCTGATTTGGTTATCGGTCAATGGGGTGGAATTGATTTAACAGTAGACCCATATACACAGGCTGCTAACGGTAAAGTAAGACTTGTTATCAATGCTTACTTTGATGCTAAGCCTAGAAGGGCAGATGCTTTTGTGAAGAAGGTTTTAAAAGCCTAATTATAGTCTATTTAATAAGTAGTAAGCTATGTATATAACTTTAGAACAAGCAAAGAAACACCTGCTAGTAGATGAGGATTTTAGGGCAGATGATATGTACATTCTGGACTTAATAGCTGTAGCAGAGGATTCAGTATCTAAACATTTAGACATAGCTTTAGATGAATTAGAAGTAGGTGGTACTTTACCACCTGCTATAATTCACGCTATGTTACTAATGATAGGTAACTTATATGCTAATAGAGAGCCTGTAGCATTTGGTACGGTAGTTAAACTGCCTTATAGTTATGAATATCTTATAGGACTTTATAAACACTATGAAATAAAATGAGGGCAGGACTATTAAATTATCCAATTACCATACAAGAACCTATAACACTAAAAGATGTATATGGGGCTAATGGTATAGACTGGAAGGATGCTATAAGTACCAGAGCGCAGATTACTTATAATTCTGGAAACAGACAGAACCAGAATAATGAAATAATCCACTGCTATACAGTTACCTTTACTATAAGGCTATATCACAAAGTTAATGAGCAAATGCGAATTATTTGGAATGGCAATAAGTACAGGATTCTTAGTATTAACCGAGAATTATATAAGCAATCAATAACTATAGTAACTGAATTGATAAATGAATAATATAGAAGTAGATGCCAGACAGGTTACTTCTATGTTTGCAGATTTGACTAGTAGACAGCAAAGGCAGGTCTATAGAAGTGCTTTAAGAAAGGGTGCTGGTATCTTAGTCGGTGAAACTAAAAGACAGCTAAGGCAGACTTTAGGCAGGGCAGCTTCCAGTAGAAACTGGTGGAATGGTAAGACCTTAATAAGTGGAATCAAAGCTAATGTTGATAGAAACGGAGAAAAAGCTAAGGTACATATTATGGGGGACTTTAGATTAAAGTTCTTTGAAATGGGTACTAGAGTTAGAAGAACCACTGGTAGTAATACTGCATCTGTTAGAGGTCGGAATCCTATTAGAAGGCAGAGAGCAGCAGCCAATAGAGGTAGTATTAATGCAGCACATTTCTTTAGAACAGCTAAAGCCAATAAGGAAAGGGAAATCTTTGATAATATGGATAACCTTATAAGCCAGTCAATTCAGAGAATAGCTAATAGGAACAGACGATGAGTTTACAAGTAGGTAAAGCTATCTATAATATCCTTAGTAATGATGCAAAGGTTATAGATAGTGTAGGACATAAAATTTACCCTTTAATAGCTGATACAGGTACTACATTTCCATTCATTGTTTACAGAAGAACAAGCATAGAACCATCTGATAGTAAGGATAGGTTTATATATAGTGAAGATACTTATGTGGAAGTGGTTATAGCTTCTGATAAGTACAATGAATCTATAGAAATTGCTGACTTGGTTAAAGATGCCTTACAAGGTAAGAAGGGTAACTATTCTGGTATTAACATATATGATATTAGAATGACAAATGCAGATGAGGATTATATAGAAGATACATTCATTCAGAACCTTACATTCAACATAAAGACAAATGGCAGGACAAGTAATTAACGGTGGTGACTTAATGCTATTTATAGATGGTAAGTCTATAGCATTTGCCACTAGCCACAAACTAAGTATAAATGTAGAAACAGTAGAAACCACTTCTAAGGATAGCGGTGGTAAATGGGTAGCTAAAGCAGCCAGAAAGATTAGCTGGAACTGTAGTACCGAGAACCTTTATTCTAATGATGGTGAAGGTATGACTTTTGACCAGTTATTTGATAAGCTGACAGCCAGAACACCTATTAAGGCTGTATTCTGTTTAGAGAAAGAATATTCAACAAAGAAAGATGAAGTGCCAGAAGGGGGATGGTTGCCAGCTACTACTGGAACTTATTCGGGTAATGTTATTATTACAGCACTTGAAGCTAATGCACCTAATGGAGATAATGCAACATTTACAGCTTCATTTGAAGGTGTTGGAGCACTTACAAAGACAGCATAATTATAAGCCTTTATATCTCTAGGTTATGGAGGTGTAAAGGCTTTATTATTTAATACTTATTGATATGACTATTAAAGGACAAGACTACAAACTGAAATATACTCTTAGAGCCTTATTTATCTATGAACAGATTACAGGTAAGGCATTTGAGTTAAAGACTATCACAGATGAATATCTATTCTTCTACTGTGTCTTAATGGCTAATAATCCAGACAGTTCACTAACCTTTGAGGAACTGATAGAAGCCATAGATGAAGATATGGGTATTATGGTAGAGTTCCAGAACTTTTTAAAGAAGGAACTGGAGAAGCAGCAGCTATTCATTACTAATAATACGGATGCTAAAAAAAAGTCCTAACCACTAAGGAGATATATTCAGCCTTAGTAATAGAAGGTGGACTAGACCCAGAATATGTACTAGATAAGATGCAGATGTATGAGTTAGAACCATTGATTAGCAATCTACATAGGAAGGACAGAAATAGCTGGGAACAGGCTAGAATGATAGCTTATGTAATTGCACAATGTAACAGCACTAAGAAGTTAAAGCCTACTGATATAATGCAGTTTACTTGGGATAGTGATACTATAGGAGAAACATCTATTAGTAATGAAGATATAAAGAGATTGAAAGAGAAAGCTAAACAATATACAACACATAATTAAATATGGCTGATTTAGTAACCAGACTATTATTAAATAGTAGTCAATTCGATAACAACATAAGACAGTCCACACAACAAGTACAACAGTTTCAGCAGGTAGGAAGGAATATCACAGCCACTATAGGAAGATTTGCTGGTGTGCTAGGTATAGCTATGACTGCTGGGGAAGCATTTAATGCTGTTGTTAATAGTTCCAGAGAAGCACAGCAGGACTGGAATACTGTAGTAGGTACTGCTAAGACTACTGTAGATAACTTCTTTTCGTCTTTATATAGTGGTGATTGGACTGTATTTGAGAATGGGATATTAAATGCTATCGGACTAGCTAAGAGATATACAGAAGCCTTATCTAATGCTAAGATGGCTATGGCTATTGGTGAATCTAAAGCAGATAGATTAGAAGCAGAAAGAAATAACTATGAATACCTTATTACTAAGAAGGGTATTAGTAATGAAGAAAGGACAGCAGCCTATAACACTTACATAGAATTATCCAAGAAGGAAATCTTAGAGAGGGAAAGTAAAAGTAAGTACTTCTGGGAACAGATTCAAGAAGTAATGAAGGCTAAAGGTGTTACTGGTATCAATGATGCTAGGGAAGCACAGAAACTATATGAGAGTTTATTAGACCCGTCTACTAAGGAATATGCAGATTTAGAGAAGTACAAGCAAAGGAAGTCAGATGCTAAAGGTACTAGGAATCTAGGTTACTTAATGATGATTAGCGGTGCTGGTACAGGTGGTGAAGGATTAGACACTTATACTAGAGGTGTTAAAGAACTGGAAGAAGCTACAGATGAGAGCCTAGAGAATATGATTAGATTCCAGAATATCTTTACTTCGGAAGTCGGTGAAGAAGTAAAGGATATGCTAGATAAGGCTATAACCTTTACTGATAAGGCTGGTACTATTAAGAAAGATATGTCTGATGCAGGACAGGATTTAAAGGATGGTCTTAATAATGGAGAGGTTAAATTAAAACCTGTTATTCCTACTGGTTCATTAGCAGAACTGGATGCACAGATAGCATCTTTAAGAAAGGAATTAAACCTAGCTATTAGTAATGAAGATAGGATAAGAATCAATGCTGAACTAAATGCACTTACTGAACAGAAGCGGGTAATAGAGTTCCAGTACAAATATCCTAATGCACCTACTGGTAAGTTGGATGGCAAACCTGCTGGTTTGGCTGGTATGGTGAAGCCAGAAATACCTACTTCACTTCCTAAGTTTAGTAGCCCTATTACTAATAAGAATATCAAACTGAATAATGAGTATGCACAAAGTTTAGGTGCTATAGCTTCTATTATGGGTTCTGTAACCAATATGACCAATGAAGGTGCGGCAGCTTGGTTAAGTTGGGGTGCTAATTTGATTAGTGCTGTAGCGGCAGCTATCCCACAAATTGTAGCATTAACTACAGCCAAGAAAGGTGAAGCTATTGCCAGTGGTGTAGCCAGTGCAGCCCAAACCCCGTTTGTAGGATGGTTGTTGGCAGGTGCAGCAGCAGCGGCTGTAGTAGCAGCTTTGGCTAGTATTCCTTCCTTTAGTACTGGTGGTATATTCGCTGGCAATAGTACTATTGGAGATATGAACCTGGCTAGGGTAAATGCTGGTGAAATGATTCTTAATAACAGACAGCAAAGGAATCTGTTTAACCTGCTTAATGGCAATGGGATTATAGGTTCTGCTGGCGGTGGTCAGGTAGAGTTTAAGATTAGAGGCAAGGAACTTGTAGGAGTTCTAGCCAATTACAATAATAAAACAGCTAAAGTAAGATGAAATATACAGCACAATTCTATGATATAAATGAGAAGCTATACACATTGGAAATAGGTTCTGGAGAAGTGCAGAACATTACTTTATCTGCTACACCATTCATAACCGAGTTAGAAACTTCTGATTCACATCTATATAAACCTTGTAAGTATAGCAGTGCTACTATAGGAATGATTACAGACGATTATAAGTTTGATTTGTATAGTAGTACAGCACAACAGAATAAGGTAGTTCTTAGTAGTGCTAGTGGTATTGTATGGGTTGGGTATGTAACACCCAATCTATACAGTCAAGGCTATGAGAATGAATTAGAAGAAATAGAGGTAGAAGCCATAGATGCACTCAGCACATTACAGTATTATAAGTACACCACTATAGGCGGTAAGAAGAATATAGTTTCATTTACCCAGATTATAAACCATCTGCTTAGTAAATGTAATGCTTATAGTTCTTTCTATATTTCAGATAATACACAATTAAATGCTACATCTGACTTTTGTTTACCTAGTAAGATGTATATCAGTGAACAGAACTTCTTTGATGAAGATGATGAACCTATGACTATGCAGGAAGTTCTGGAAGAAGTTTGTAAATACCTTAATGTAACTGCTGTAGCTGATGGTGATAAGGTTTACTTCTTGGATTATGATGCTATTAAAAATGGAATCAATACTTACTATAGATTTACTTTAGGAACAGAAACACCTACTAAGGTTACTTTGCAGCAATCTAAGGAAATAGAAGCCAGTGATTATGTTGAAAATGGTGGTCAGTTATCCTTAGATAATGTATATAATAAGGTTACTGTTAAAGACAGTCTATACAGCTTTGACAGCATTATACCTAGTATCTGGGATGAGAAGTATTTAACTAACTATGGTGGTAGCTGGTCTTATGTGCAGGAAGTAAATGAAGATGGTAAAGGTGGTATGCACAAATGTTTCTTTAAGTATTTAAAGCATAAGAACTATACTTGCTATTACTATGATAAGAATACATTAAATATGGTATTAGAACCAATGGTGTTTAATTATGGTACAAGCCAAAACTTGGTAGGCGCAACTATATGTAAGGCTTTCTTTGAAAAGACTGATAACTTCAATAAGAAGTACAATGATATTAACTTTACCGATTATGTGTTATTGCATATTCATAACACTTATGACGGTCAGTTAAGACCAATGTTTGAATTGGCTGTGAATGATTCCAATGTGTCATTTATTGGTGGTTCTACCTATCTGATTATTAAGGGTAATTTCCTATTTATGGATAGGGAAGGTGAGATGTATATAATGCAGGGGTTAGCAATAAGAATGATGACTTCAACCCAGACAATCTATATATAGACTGTAAGTTAAAGTACGGTAATATGTACTGGAATGGTATACAATGGACTACTACAGATTCTACTTTTAAGCTTTATTTTGACAATCAAGGACAGACAGACCATTGTATTAACAGAAGTTTCCCAGTAAAGAACAATATTACTTGGGATATGGGGTTAGAAGGTGAAGGCTATGCTATTCCGATGCCTAGTACAAATGAAGTGATTATTGGCAAGCCTACATTTACATTATACCATCCGCACAAGGTGGATAATAGTTATAGATGTGATGCAGTCTGGTTGTCTAATTTTGATATACAGGCTAAAGTTCAGAACTTTCAGAAGGAAGCAGATAAGGATTCTGATACTGAATACAGCAACATTATAAACGAGGACTTTGTAAATGAGATGGATTCAGAAGAATTTGCTATATGTACTTGGGATAATAAGGAATGTAACTATAGTGCAGTTTGCTATAGTGCTAATGGTACTAGCTTTACTTATCTGGATAACGTATATAATAAGGCTACTAAGCAGATGTATAGACTGGAAGAGCATCTTATATATAGACTAGTAACGCAGTATAGTACACCTTCTGCTATTCTGAATCTGAACTTACAGAACAAGTTTAAAGTATATGCTACTATGACTGATAACCACCTTCCTAATAAGAAATTCATAGTAGACAGCATTATTACAGATTATAGATTAGGTAAGCAGGAAATACGGTTAATAGAGAAGAAGTAATATGCAATTTACAAGAACAAACATAAATAAGACATTTCGTAACGGTGTAGTTAATGCCAGTAATGTAGCTGTTACTAATGTTGGTGGGGGAAGTTCTTCTTTAAGTGGGAACTTTCTACCTGCTGTTAATAATGGTGATGGTTCATATACGGTGGATTTGTCTAAAGTATTATTTACTGGCAGCGTTATTAGTGAGGGTGAGGTTACAGCTTATGGTTCGTCTGATGGCAGTGGCAGTACTACAACAGGTGGGGTGACTATTATTGATGGTCTGGATTCAGTGGCTACAGATTGTGCCTTGTCTGCCAACCAAGGTAGGATATTAAAGGAACTGATAGATAATACAGCTGGTGGTGTTACTGCACTGGCTAAACTGACAGACGTATCATTATCCAGTTTAACTAATGGACAGATACTAAAGTATGATGCAGTCTTAAAGAAATGGGTGAATGATACTCTAGATAATACCAAGGTAACTTGGACTAATATAGAAGGTAAACCAGCAGACCTTACAGATACCAATATAGCCAAATGGAATGAACTGGCTAAGAATAATCACATACATACTAATAAGTCCGCATTGGATAAGATAACAGAAGCTAATATAACCAACTGGAATGATGCTAATAATAAGAAGCATACACATTCTAATAAGTCTGTATTGGATGGAATAACATCTGCTAAGGTTACTAATTGGGATGGTGTAGCAACTAACTGGAATAAGGCTTTTTACTTTGATTCCAATGGAGATTTGAAGGTTAAAGTAAATGTTATCGGTGAGAAGGAAGTTTCAGCCTATGGTGCAGGTGCTTCTGGTGGAAGTGGTAGTATTACTATAGTAGATGCTTTAACCAGTACGGCTACAGATGCAGCACTTTCAGCCAATCAAGGTAGGATTCTAAGGGAATTGATTGATAATGTTGGCGGTGGTGTAAGTAGCTGGAATGATTTAACAGATAAGCCAAACTGGATAACTGATACTAAACCTTCTTATAGCTGGTCTGAAATTGGTGGTAAACCTTCAACATTTACACCCAGTACGCATACACATAATTATGCTAGTACTGTTAAGGTTGGTTCAACAAATTATAATGTTAGTGGAAATACTATCAGCTTACCAGCATATCCTACAGTACCTTCTGCTTTAAAAAATCCTAATGCACTTACTATTAGCTTGAATGGTACTTCACAGGGTGCTTATGATGGTAGTGCTGCAAAGAGTTTCAATATAACAGCAGCTAGTGTAGGTGCAGCAGCCAGTTCGCATAGTCATTCAATTAGTAATGTTAGTGGTTTACAAGATGCCTTAAATGGTAAAGCAGCTAGTAGCCATAATCATAATAGTAGTTATGTATCTGCATTAGGAACTAATGGCAATTACCTTACTTGGACTAAAAACGGTACTACTAATAATATTACTGTTCCTTATGCCTCAAATGCCGATACAGTGGATGGCTACCACCAAGCAGCATTCAGTATGGGCTGGACTACTTCAACTAAATACAGGGTTGATAGATGGGGAGGTGGTACAGACAAGAACTGGAAGAAGATAGTAACCTATGTTTGTACAGGTGGAGGGCAATATCAAAGCTGTAAAGTCAAAGGTACAATCTACTATATAACAGGTAATCACAATCAAGGGCACGTAATAGATATACCATTTGAAGCGATAATGTATGCTTATGGTGGTACTGCAAACTCAATGTTAAATCAAAGTACTTTATATCTTCCCCCTTATTGTACTTGGGATATGATTAGGATAGTACGATATAATAACAACAGTTGGGAGGTACAAGTAAGGCAACCTAGCGATTGGACTAATATAAGTCTTGAATATACAGTAACTAATAGTGGTGGTAGTGTATCGGCAGGTCAGTTTACTAATACTTCTTATTCAAGCACTGTAGCTAACAATTATAATACTAATGTTAGTAGACCTACTTCAAGTCGTGTCAGTAGTGCCGATAAAGTTAATAGTACATTGTCATTTTCAGCAGGTGGTTTTAGTACAAAGTCATTTAACGGCAGTTCCAATCAAACGGTTAATATTCCAACACATACCAGCCATTTGACTAATAATAGTGGATTCATTACTAGTAGTGCTAGTATCAGTGGTAACGCTGGTAGTGCTACAAAGCTACAAACAGCCAGAACTATTAATGGTACTTCATTTAATGGTACTGCTAACATTACTACGGCAAATTGGGGTACTACTAGAAGTATTTATATCCAAGATGCTACAGCTACTAATACCAGTTCGGCAGTTAGTGTAAACGGTGGTGGTAATGCTTATTTGAAATTACCAACTAACATTAAAGTCGGTACACTTACAGCTACAGGTGAAGTGACTGCTTATTCTGATATTAGGCTTAAAACCAGCATTCAGCCATTAGAGAATAGGGGTTACATTAAACCTGTTACATATAAGAAGGATGGTAAGGATAGTATAGGATTCATAGCACAAGAAGTAAGAGAATTATATCCAGAACTAGTTATAGAAGATAATACAGAAGATAAATATCTATCTGTCAATTATGCACAGTATGTAGCAGTATTACAAGCACAGATAATAGAATTGAATAACAGAGTTAAACAGTTGGAGAAATGGCATTATCAAGTACAGGAATAACAACAAGTCTGGTAGGAAATGCAATAGGGAGCAGCAGCAGGAATGTTGGTGCTCTATGCAGTTCCTCACTTATAAATGAGTGGTCTAAATGGAAACCTATATCAAGTAATGTAGGTACAATGACACTAGCGGAATTGAAGAACAGGAATTATGGTATAAGCATACTGTCAGCCAATACACCAGATTCATTGGTGACACAGATAAAGAATAATAGTAATCTGGGATATAAGTATAATAAACCTATAGGCGGTGCTAACAGTCCTTATAGGTTGGGAGATTTTAGAAACTATGACCATTCGGCAGCGATGCCTGTTGGAGCAAGCTATAAAAATGGTGACAGTGTTAATGTTGGTGGTGTTACTTCATCCAATCACGCAAGCTATGAGAAAGTATTGATGGGTATTGAAAATATGGATGGTGGGGATTCTGCAACTTATCTCAGTAAAGATAATCTGTATACAGTTTATGATAATAGTGGGAATAAGATAGGCTTAAAAAGAGGTGCATTAGTGACAGATGGTACAAATACAGTATGGTATAGTGATAAGCTGTACTGGTGGACTACACAGATGCAGAAGTTTAAAGGTAAAACAGTGACAGTATATGAGTTTTATACCAATGCAACCAATACGCCTACTAATGCTTATGTAGCTAATGCCAATGACAGGTTTTTAGCACTGCCAGAACCAGTATATACTATACAGGTTAAGAATGATGTACCAGCAGGAAGCAAGATTGTTAATACTATATGTACTGCCAAATTTACTAACAGTACTAACCAGTATGTAAGTTATGAAATTAAATTTAGTGCAGTTGGCGCGACTTATAGAGGTGGCACGATTACAAATGTTAGAGCAGTATTAAGTAAGGATAGAAATGGGGTTAATGTTATTGCAAGTACATTATTAAGTAATTCTCTCTATATTGCAGATGAAACAACTTCTCAAACATTCACAGGACAATTATATAATAGAGGTGGTTCAATGATGGCGTATTTGTTGATTTATTATAATAATTCAATTCAATACACAACTGGTATATTAGCCGAGATGCCAGATATACAGTAAGTACTTTAAATTTATTAAGACTATGACAAAGAAGATGAAATTAAATGTACAGTTGGTGGTAGCAGCCTTATTGATATTGGTGGGCTGTGGGCTACTGATTGCAGGATTTACAGTAGCACCATTAGGAATTATCCATAGTAGTGTACTGGTAGCTTTTGGTGAAACTTGTACCTTTGCTGGTGCTCTATTCGGAGTAGATTATCATTATAGGGTAAGACAATAAATAAATTTAGCCTGTAGTCCTTTATTGGATTGCAGGCTATTTTATTAGCTTTGCAGTATGGAATATATAGATTACTATTATAAGGAAATTCAGTATTATGCTATAGTTGAAGGTGACAGGTGTTATTCTGTGAAGCCAGATAAATTTGCTACTGTTTGGTTGGCAGGAAACTATGTGCCTACAGTAGACTTTGAAACCTTTAATGAGCAGATAGAATTTGATGGGGACAAAGAAGAACTGTATGAATTGTGTTGCTATATAATATATGTAATGGAACAGCATTACTTTGTAAAGCTAAGACCTACATTAGAAGAATTAAATGCTGATAGTTTGGAAGGCATTACATTAAAATACAAAGACGGTTCATCCTTCACATTAAACAGCAGTAGTATTATTAAGGATGTTACTAATGCTATTGGTGCTAGCAAGAATGGGGAATATAAGGTAGATAGTATATGTAAGTTACCAGAAGTAGCTAATAACACCTACATACAAAGTATGTTCGCTGTAGAACTGGCTAACTTCCTGCATTACTACTTTCCTGTAAAGAGGAAGAAGGATAGTCTGGTTAGCACCAATGAACAGGATATGATTCTAAAGATTCTGCATCTATTTAAATTAACACCTTATTTAGTGAAACGAAGTCGATTTAGACAGTTATTAATGGTGGCTGACAAATTCAAGGAGAATCTAAGCTGGGTGAACTTGCAAGGTCAGTTATTACCTGTAACCTTTATAAAGTGGAAGCAGTGGAATACTAATAACTGGCTAGAAGTAGAATATGAAATGCTAAAAGAAGGTGAAACTGTTAGCTTTCCACCTTTAGAAAGTAACAATTAATTCTATGGTAGTCTGTTTAATGAGCTATAACTTTGCACCAGTAAAACAAATAACTGGTGTGCCAGATACCTAAATAACTTCCGCAGGGCAGCGGTGATAACAATGATAAGAAAAGAAGAAGTAGCAAAGTATGGAACTTGGTTTGGTAAATCAACCCCAGACCACATTATTAAAAGATGTGATGAACAGATAGCCAACTGTCAGAAATGGATTCTGAATCTAGAGCAGCTAAAGCAGGAACAACTAGTTAAGAAGGCAGAAGGTCATAAGGAAGAATTAAAAGCTATGTTGGCTGCAATGGGTGAAGAAGAAAGAAGTAATTTTATTAATGGTTTAAACAGATGAGTATGGATACACAAACAAAAGAATTAATCCAGCTTTGGAATTTACTGGAATTGGGGTTTGAATTAAACCTTAGATATGCTGATACAGGCATTATTAATGAAGGTGATGAAGATGTAGTTATTAATGTTACTGCAATAGCTGAAACTGCTGAACAGTGGAATGAACCTATAGAGCCTAAACAGGTATCTATGTTTGAAGCTGTTGGTCTAGTAGCTGTAGTCAGTTTGGTTAATGATTATATGGAAGAACCTGTTGCATACAAAAGAGGTTCTGTTAATTCATTAGTAAAGCTGATTGGAGATAAGCTATTACAGACTTTTGAAGGGAAACAAGTTAAAATAGATTTTTAAATCAATAGCCAGTTATCGGTAATGGTAGCTGGCTTTAAATACTTATGGTGTATGATAGTAGATAGTATGACTTATGAAGAAATAATATCTGAGTTTAAGAAGGACTGGGAGAATTATTTTCCAAATGTTCTGCCTAGATTTATGAATGATAGCAAGTATCGGAGATATATGCTTAAAGAAGCCAAGGATAATGTTCCTGTATTCTTTAAACCAATAGAACTAACTAGTAATAGAGGAAATAAATATATTTTACAGATAAACAGTAAAGGTAGGTCTGATTACAAAAGAGGTGGGCTAATGTTTTTATTGTTTATGTACTATCATAGACCAGAAGGTATATATGCAGTAATGAGATGTCCGCAATCTAGCTGGGATTTGAAGGAAGCATCTTATAATATCTATATTCCGCATCTGTTTGATAGGTACAGAGAACGAGAACTACAGGACATTCATAAACCAAAGATGCAGACTATTATAGAGTTCTTTAAGAATAACGGGGTAGGTAGATATATAGATGTGACTAATGATAAGTATGATGATAATATATTCTTCACTATTACTAATGGCGTATTACTAGGAGGTAAGTTAGATGATGGGAATACTTTATTAAGGACTTATATAACCTTTGATATGCTTAGAGGTGAGCAGATTGATGATAAGGAAAGATTAATAGCTAGAGTAAAAGAGTATATAGAGAATGAACAGTAAACAACATTAAATACTAATAAGTATGAGAATATTAGAAGGAAAAGAATTAGATGATGCTTTAAAGCAGATGCAAGAATGGGAAGCTAAGAAAGCTAAAGCTATTGAAGATGCTTTCCAAAGAGGGATAGCAACAGGTGAAGATATTACTACTTTATTATGGACTTATACAGATAGTAATCTCAGATGGGAACTATTTGCAGACCTTGCTGAGAAGGGCAAACTATCTGATGAAGCCTTTAATAAAGGACTGGCTATAGCTTGGACTGAGGGCAGAGGTACAGGGGATTTTAGGGCTATACAATACTTTATGAGGTGTAAGAAGGAATTAGTGATGAATGAAGAAGAACTAGCCTATTATAATAGTTTGCCCGATAAGGTTACTTTGTATAGAGGTTGCAGTATAGAAGAGTATGAAGATGAAGATGGAGATAGCTGTTTCGGTATTTCTTGGACTACCAGTAGAGATGTAGCAGAGTTCTTTGCATTTAGAAATGAGCAGGAAGATACTGCTGTATATTCTATAGAGGTTGATAAGGAAGATATAAAGGCTGTATTCTTATCTAGGAATGAATTTGAAGCTATATGTTTTGGCGGTGATGAAGCCACTTTGGTTACAGATGAACCAACAGAACTATATACTAATTATATGGAACGAAAGAAGCAGGAACTAGATGAATTTATGAATAAGTAATGAATGAAGGGGAATGGGGTAATATTTTAAGCTGATAGTGCTTTAAACCCCAGCCTACCCTACTTTCCACGAACTGTAGAATTTGAATATCTAAAACCTTAATATTTCATTACAGATACATTTTGCTAGACTATAGCCCATTAAGACACATTTAAAGCGTAAATCTATAGCTGATGGTGCAACATATACAACAAAAGGGAAGCTAATCACCTCCCTTTTGTGTTAATCTAAGTTAAAATTTAGATTATGTATTTTATAACTAGTTGATTATCAGTGTTATTCTTGACTGTCGTCATTATCAGCAGGTTTCATGTTTGTATAAACGGTCTGAACATCATCAAATTCTTCCAGACGCTCTACCATCTTGTCTAGAGTTTCACGTTGTTCAGGAGTCACATCTTTTAAGTCATTGGGAATATATGTGAAATCACCACCCACTTCTTCGAAACCACATTCTTCCAAGTGTTTCTGAATTGCTGCGTAGCTCTTCGGATCACCATAGATGGTGATAGTTCCTTCTTCTTCATCTTCGTCGAACTCATCCTCTACATTATAGTCAATCAAATCCAGGATCAGTTCTTCCATATCCATTCCTTCTTTCTTCTTGAAAGTAAATACACATTTATGGTCGAACAAGAAAGCTAAGGAACCGGTAGTACCCAAGTTTCCACCGAATTTGTTGAATACTGAACGCACATCTGCTACGGTACGGGTAGTGTTGTCTGTCAATGTATCAACAAATACAGCTACTCCGTGAGGACCATATCCTTCGTAAGTCATACCTTTGTAGTCACTGGTATCTTTACCCATTGCATTCTTAATGGCGCGTTCAATGTTATCCTTCGGCATGTTTTCACGCTTACAAGTAGCGATCACACCACGTAGGGTCGGGTTATTTTCGGGTTCCGGACCACCTGCTTTTACAGCTATCGCGNATTCAAATGCTCTTCCCATTGGATTGTAGTTTTATAATGGTTATTTTTATTATTATCTTAGTTTTGCACCTAGTTTGTTTTCCAAGTTAGCAATCAGTTTGGACATGATCTTGTCAATCTGTTTGTCGTTCAGTGTTGCGCTTTCATCCTGTAACAAGAAGCTCACTGCATAACTTTTTTTACCCGGTTCCAGATTCTTGCCTTCATAAACATCAAACAATTCTACTTCTTTCAGCAGTTTCTTTTCAGTCTCATAGGCTATTTTTTCGATTTCTGCAAACTGTATGTTCTTGTCAATCAACAAAGCCAAGTCACGTTTCACAGCCGGGAACTTGGAAAGTTCTTTAAAGTTGACTTTAGCCGACTTGATGGCTTTCATCAGTTCTTTCCAGTTGATTTCTGCATAATATACCTCATTGTCTATATCGAATGCTTTTTGAATCTTCTTGCTGATGATGCCGAAGGTGGCCAATAACTTGCCGCCACGTGTGTGTACGCTGATGGCTGTTGAATAGATATCGTTGGTCAGGTTGCCGAATACCACGTTGCCGAAATTCAATCCCAAACGGGTAAAGATGTTCAGCACGTATGCTTTTAATTCGTAAACACTGCTGTTTTCATCGGGATGGGCCCATGAATTGCTGACGCGTTTGCCGGTTACCCACAATCCTAAATGATATTCTTCAGCATAAGCCGCAAGCACTTTTTCCGGGTTTTTCTTTTCTGCATTATAAAAATAGCAGTTACCGAATTCAAAGAATTTCAAATCGGCGTTCTTACGATTGGCATTGTGCTGGATACTTTCCAAACCACCGAATAACAAAGTTTGACGCATCACGTTCAAATCGTTACTCAATGGGTTCATCAAGTAAACCAAATTTTCGTTCTTGTATGTTTCCGACCCTTCGTAATAGGAAGCGGCGGTCAGTGAATTGTTCAGTATTTCATTGAAACCACAACCTACCAGTTGCTCTGAAATCAGATTTTGTAATTTCTGGGAGTAATCCACTTCACCTTTGGTGGTCAGGCTGGATTTCAAGGTAGTAGGAATCTCCACATTATTATATCCGTAGATACGGAGAATGTCTTCTACTACATCGCAATCACGTTGCACATCCACACGATAGGGGGGAACTTGTAAAGTCAAGCCTTCGGGTGTTTCGTTTACAATCTTCATTTCAAGACTGGTGACAATGCTCTTTATGGTTTCCACCGGTATGGTTTTTCCTATCAGTGAGTGGACTTTCTCATAATTCAGCTCTACTGTAAAATCGGCTATCGGGGCAGGGTAGTTGTCTTTAATTTCAGAAGAAATAGTACCTCCTGCCAGTTCTTGAACCAGTAAAGCCGCTTCTTTCAATGCATAAATAGTTCCGTTGGGGTCAATACCACGTTCGAAACGGAAAGAAGAGTCTGTGCTCAATCCATGGCGACGGGCTGTTTTACGTACCCAAGTCGGGTTGAAATAAGCGCTTTCCAAAAATACGTCTACTGTCTGCTCGGTTGTTCCCGAATCCAGACCACCGAATACGCCGGCAATGCACATCGGTTCTTCTGTGTTGCATATCATCAGGTCCTTGTCGGATAACTTGCGTTCCACTTCGTCCAAAGTAACGAATGTAGTACCTTCGGCAACAGTCTTCACTACAATCTTACCACCTTTAATCTTATCTGCATCAAAACAGTGCAGGGGCTGGCCGTATGCGTGAAGGATGTAGTTGGTGATATCCACGATATTATTGATAGGACGTACTCCGATCAGGCGTAATTTGTTTTGCAGCCATTCGGGACTCTCTTTTACAGTTACCCCTTTTATGGAAACTCCGGCATAACGCGGACATGCTTCCGTATTCTCTACTTCAATGGCGATGTCCATATCATGGTTATCCACTTTAAACGCTTCTACAGACGGACGTTTTAAAGTGGCTTGTTTGCCGTTTTGAATCAGGTAGGCATACAGATCTCGGGCCACGCCGTAATGTGAGCAGGCGTCCGCACGGTTCGGGGTGATATCCACTTCCAGTACGTATTCGCTTTTGATATTGAAATAATCTTTAGCGGGAGTACCCGGAACAGCATCCGCCGGCAATACGATGATACCTTCGTGGCTGTTTCCGATACCGATTTCGTCTTCGGCACAGATCATACCCATAGATTCAATTCCGCGGAGC